TATAATTTATTTTATACCAAAAAATGCATCTCTTCTTGTTAAACCAAATAAACTTTCAAATGATGAAACTTCATAGTGTGATCCTTGAAATGATGATGGTGTATATACCTTACCATAAATGAATTTATAAAAATAATCTTCTGGTATGTCGTTGTTATTTGTACCTAATATTAAATCCTTTTTATGATTTCTTTCTGCTGTTGTTAATGGTTCTAATGTTAGACCATCTGGAGTTGGAAAATTAATATAATCCTCAAAAACATTAGAAAAGACATATGAGGATAAAATCGCCTCACTATATTCACTAGCACCGCCTCCGGTGTACTTATTAAACTCTCTAATATTCGGAACAAGATATACAGCAGATGTTGTACCTTTTGTGGAACCTTGAGCTGAATCAGTTAATGACATTTTAAATCTAGCTACAGCCGATGTTGCAACACCCTTATTAGAATCGTTTGTAAATTCTTGTTCACCAAATTCGTTGGTGTACATATAATCAAGGTTCATTGGCACAACAGCCATTGATGATCCGTCTTCCTCAATGATACCAGGACTAAAATATTCTAATTCTGGATATAATGTTACACCATCAGAACCTTTTACTTTTTTACCTGTAAATCTAACACCCTCTATCTTTCCATCACTTGTTTGTAAATTACATTTATATCCACTTTTCCTTCTAATTACACCACTTCTTTTTACCGCATCACCATTTGTGTCGGTAACTGTTGAAATTAACATTAATGATAATGGATCAACTTTAATTCCGTAATTAGATAAATCAAAGTCAGACCTTGTTATACCAATTTGGCATAAATCCATATTACCCCAAAATGGTGCAATATCTACCGTTTTATTAAATGAAATTATTTGTGGTAAACCATCTAAATCTGTGTCTGATTTAAATTTAAAAAATCTATCAAACTTATTTTCATCTTCACCTTGTCTAACAAAATCAAAAGGTCTTAATGAAAAACAACCCATATCAGATAAGTCAACATCAACGTGTAATTGTTGTTCACCCAATGGTACTCCCCAGATCATAAAGTCACCAGAAGAGTTTGTTTTAACAGTATATTTGTAATATTTCTCGAATACCTCAAGGTATTCTTCTCTACTCAATATGTCTGTTTGATCAAAAAATGTGCCTGTTGGGGTATGACCGCCGTGTTGTTTTCTAGATGGTAGCAAATTATAACGGTATCCTGCTTCATTTTTATCTCCCGCTAATTTATATGGGTATAAACTTGAAACAACCGGATCTAATTCATCTTGCTCGGTCAATGGTACTAATATGGATACCCTGGCATTTGGAATGCCTAGTCCATTATTTACAGTGATTCTACCACATACAACGCCATAATCAGCACATAAAGATGTGTAGGCGTCTTGTTGTGTAAATTTTAAGGAAAGGATCTCTAATAGGTCATAATCCTGTTTAAGTTCAACAACAACCTTTTTGTCAGTCTGTAATTGTGTGTTTATCCTGTGCTTCTGAATCATATTAACTATAAATAGAAACTCATACGTTTTCCATTAAGAAAAAGATAAGTAAAATATCCGTTAATATGTAGTGGTTCCTAAGGTTTTAACTCTAATTTGGATGTCTTTGTTCGGGAATCTAATTTGAAATATTTGATTTGATTTCATAAACACAGTCATATCCGTTTGAGTAATTAACCCAGTTGTGGCGTCTAGCGTTTGAGAAACCTTGGCTGATGAGTATTCACCACCAGTTTTGTTATAAACTCTAACATCAATAACGTTAACCACACCAGGAACATCATTTACTTCTTTCATTAACTCACCCACAAACAATGGGTCACCCATTTTTCTTTTATCTATTGAGAAATATGCGGTTGTTGCGCTAATGATTTCACGAAGAACTTCAGTTTGGTTTTGATTTTTATCTAAAAGTATATCAATTTGTAATCCAAGATCTATTACCTCACCGCTAACAATATCAATATAATCATTAACCATTCTGTATTCAGAAAGGTAAGATACTATATTCTGTTTTAGTGTATTAGACACAACGTCCGTTAAATTACCATTTTCATCATATGATAACAACTTGATTCTCACTTTGTTATCTTCTTCCATCACGTTGACTTTAGCCGGAGCACCATATGTTGATGGCATAGTTTCAATCATAGATTTATAATCGTTTAATGTTACTGCTCTATTTTGTGCAGCAAAATTATAAGCAATCATACCTCTTAATTCTTCAAGAACTGGTTGATCAGCACCACCGACAGCTGGAGTAATGTTTGTGACAACCAAAGATCTTAAAGTTTGATCATTATAACTTTCATTTGGTCCATTTATACTAAATTCAATATTTTCTATGTTGTTAATAACCCCAACACCTAGGTTACTTTCTTTTCCACCACCAATTCTATATTTGATGAATAACGTGCTATCTTGTTTTGGTATGGCACCTAATGACATGTTATTAAGATATGTTGATAAATTAACTTTTAAATTGTTTGTAATATAATTGTCTAAATTATCTAACGGATCAACATTGCCAGATCCAAATGTAATAAAGAAATACCCTTCTGGTGTATATTCGGTAATAAACTTATTGTTTACTCTTATATATTCGCCTGATTTAAAGTTTTTTCTATCTGAGTTTGCTGTTTTACTTGGAACAAAAACCTTGTCTTGAACCAGTGATTGAACTTCATACCATTTATTTGCTTCTGTGATAAATTCACTATTTGTAGGGTTTCCACCAAAAGATGTTCCTTCCTTGTGTATAATTGTGGTAACACCAAGAACATTTCTTTCAGGTAAAAATATTTTCATAAAAGGCTTTTGATCTCTTTGACTAATAACCTTTCTGAATATTTTTGTCACCCCATTAACTACAGGTTCTCTCTTTGTTATTGTATAAGAAATTAAATTGTTATTTCCGTCACGGTTAGGGATCTTTAATCTATTTGGTTCACCCTTTTCATTAAATGGATTGGAAAAATCAATATCTGTAATTGTTTCAAATATTTGTCCACCACCAGAAACTTGCGCGCCGGCTCTTAAGATACCTTCGTATCTATCATCATCTTTATCACCTTTTACTGGTACGTTAATACTGAAATCACATAATGCAACTGATGGTCTAGCACCAGGTATTCTAATACCATATGTTTTAGCTATATGAAATAAGGATTGTTTTTGCTGTGCAAAATCAAGCATAGTTTCTTGCCAAACTCTATCAATATGAAAGTGTAGGTTATCCGCAATCGCAGCGTTTAAATCTAACAATACTGAATATATTGAAGCGTCGTTAGTGTTCTGAATTAAATCAGGGTAGTATTCTTTAGTAAAGTTTACCAGATCCTGTCTCAAGCCAGCGAAATCTCTGTTGGTATATGCTATTTTTTTGCTCATATTAGATATTAATAATTACGAAGTCTGAACTAGAAAAAGCTCCGTTATTTGTTGTATAATCAATTCTTATTTTAGCTGTGTACGGCTTTGATGCTGAGTCACTAACTCTAAATAACCTAATATCCTCGTCTTCGCTAATACTAGAGCCTTCTGTTGGGTCTAGTTCCGGGTTTGTTATACTTATTGAGTTTATCTCTAGGTTAGGGATATAGGTCTTAATACTCTCTCTAATCTCATCTTCAATACTGTTATATGTAACCACATCATTCATATCGAAGATGTATTCATATAATCTGGTACCAAAATCAGGTAAAAAATACCTACTACCCTTTCTTGTCAATAATAAATGAATCAAGTTAGCACGAATTTCTTCGTCCCTTGTTAGAGTCATTCTAGTGTAGTCACCTATTGTACTATCTCTAAACGGAAAGTCTAATCCATACTTTGTAGCCATACCAATAAATATAAACAATACTAAAATGGATATAAATAAAAAATCGCGACACCTCTATAAAAAAGCGTCGCGAAATTTAAATAGTGACTTGACATTCGCACCCTGTATTAAATCAAGTCCTGGATGCTCAAGGTACGCCTTGACGACAGTTAGACTTTGAGGGCGCCACCCATTATCTTAAGAACCACAGCCCTCACATTCAAATGGGGAATCCGTTGGTCTTTCTGTTGTCATTACTACCTCAGGGGTTTCTTCACTAATGATAGATTTTTGTGTTGTTTGATATACAACAGATTGCTGTTGTGTTTCTACTGGTTTATTAGCAGACGTGTCAACACCAAGCCCCTTGATTGGGTCTACCGCAGAACGTGTTCTTAGGTAGTACATACCAGTTTTTAAACCAAGTTTCCAACCAAATAAGTGTGCAGCTAATAGTTTTGGTTTTGTAGCATTATCAATGAATAAATTCAATGATTGTGACTGATCGATAAACACACTTCTATTTGCGGCCATTTGTAAAATTCTCTTCTGAGACATTTCCCAAACGGTTTTATACACTTCTTTTATTTCAACTGGAATTTCTGGTATATTTTGAATCGAACCGTTGTCCATGATTAACTTCTTTTTAAGATCATCATTCCATAAGTTTAATTTTAACAACTCATTAACCAAGTGTTTGTTAACAACAACGAACTCACCACCTAATGTTCTTCTTGAATACATGTTGGTTGTAAATGGTTCAAACGCTTCGTTGTTACCAAGAATCTGTGCAGTTGATG